CGTCTCCCTAACCATTAGGAGTAATCCAAATGAAATCGTTCCATTCAGTCAATACAATCCCCTTCGAAGGGAAAATCCGCAGTTTCGCCAAAGGCCCCACTGGAATTAACAATTCCCTTGAGGTCGAAGGTGAGATCTATGGTGACTGCTACAAAGCCCTGTGTCATTTGTTGCATCCGAGCGTCAGTGATGAGCTCGTGTGCTTCGTGGCACAGCTTATCGCATCTGCCGCGGTGAGTCCTTCGCAAGAAGGCGCATTCGCGGCGATCGACGAGATCTTCTCTCCGTCCGATTTGGGCATGTTCCAGGAAATCCTGGAGTTCTGCCTTTGCGGTGAAGGAGTGGAGGTTGCTTTTGTAGCTTGGGACGATTCTCTGGTATTACTCCGTCAGGTGTAGGAGACGTCCTATGGCTAAGTAATTTAGCCGTTGGGGTAGACCGGCCGTTAGGCAGGGTCTACCTTACCTTTGTATCAACCATCTTTCACACAGGAGTACATGATGGAACCCGGTCCCCGCGTCAGATACCGTGGTGGTTTTGAACCAGTAACACGGTTCTCCACCCCCGAGCAGACCATATTGGAGTGTACAGGTGTCACAAACACCTATAACTACAACATGGCTGATCTCCTTTCTGGTACTTATGAGTACTGTCAGGATGTTGTCGTCAAGAACTTTCGTTCTCGACGTGCAGCAGGTGAGATCTTCAATAATCCGTATTACAAATATACGGACGAAAGAACGGTCGACGGATCTTCAACGTGGGAAATACGGACCACATGCCTACCAGGGTCGAAGCGCACTCAACGAGTGAACTCAGGCACGGTAGTTCCTGGCATGAAGGACGGTGATATGATACTTCCAAGCGATGGCGACATTTCGAGTGCTATTACCCTTGCAGGTACTAGCGCGGCTGCCAATGTTCAGCAGCCCGATTTGCAGCTTCTCGTTGAATTGGCGGAAGCCAAGGAGGCGATTCGGATGCTTACTAACCCAACGGGTTCGCTGCTTCAGCTTATACGCGAAGCTAAGAACTCTACTAGGTATAGCAAGTTTCGAAAGAAGCGCGTCAGGACGGGGGGTCCTTCCTCCCTTCTTGCCTTCTTGAGTGCCGAGTGGCTACGTTACCGTTATGGTATAATGCCACTTTGTTACTCTATTGAGGGCGCCCTCAAGGCGACGCTCGCTATTAGTTCACCTCGCTTTACGGCTCGTGGTTCGAGTTCGTATGGCCGCGGCGAAGAGGAATTCCTTTTGGATGACCTCACCACCGGTTGGCATGCGGACTTTAACTACAACCGTAAGATTTACGGAACGAATAACGGCTATGTCCGTGCAGGGATCCTGTACGAACATAATATCCAAACTGCAACACGCTTGGGTATTACGCCGTTTGACGCCCCGTCTGCAGCTTGGGAGATAATACCTTTCTCCTTTGTTGCCGACTGGTTCGTAAATCTAGGTGACTACCTTGAGGCTGTAAAGCCCAAGGTCGGTGTAAACTATCTCGCCACATGGACAACGATCAAGAAGGACCTTAAGTCCCGAATGGTCGTCACCCTCCTGCCGACTGGCTATCCAGGCCATACGCAGGACCCGGGTGGTATGTGGAGTTATAGCCGTAGGGTAAGGTCTACCCAACGGACACCTGGAGTGTCGATAGGGCTCGCTTCTAAAACTAGCGAGTTTCACTGGCGTGAAACTGACGTCAAACATGCTATCGACGCAATTGCACTTATCAACCAGCTACTTCGGTAGCTAACTTCTAGAAGGAACTCATCATGAGTTACACCCTCAATACCAAGGCGTATGCCATGGATACCTTCCTCAACCCGAACCGCGTTGGTTATGTGGGTCCCGATAACGCCGGTGGCGCTGTCGATACCTACGTTTTCGGTCGTACTGCACCGAAAGCTACCCCCACGTTTCGTGGTATGATGAAGTCAGAAAGCAAGCTGACGATGACTCAGGTGTTGGACGACAGTACGTCGGCCGCCGCCATCATCACCGTCAATGCTTCGCTGCCTGTAGGGGTGTCTGAAGCTGGTGTGGACGACATGATCGCTAAAGTCGCTGCGTGGGTTTCCCACGCCGACTTTAAGTCTCTGATCATGGATCGCGTTCTGCCTAAGGGTTAACCCCTTACGTAGGAGGCTTTCTATGGATCTCGGACTTATAGGCCTGCTGGTCACTATTGTGATTGCAGGCTTTAATGTGACCGTGTCTTCGGGGAACCCGTCCGGGAACCCCTGTCCACCTTCGGAGATTCGCAATGAACCATCCAAAGAAGAAACACAGCAACAGGCATTACCTCAGGGGGCACAGCCTTCTGAACCCAAAGCAGGAGTTGAGTAATCTACTCAGGCTTGTTCTTCGATCCAACTGCCAGCGGTATGCCTGGTTTGGTCTCGTCGACGGTTTGATCCGTTCGCGAGATTACACTGGGCTTTACCGTTGGGCTGATTCGGCCTCTACAGAAGTATTCGAGACCGCCGCGGAGCATTTCGCGGTTAATCAGCTGGCAGCACTCATCCTTAAGTACCCTTGGCACTATCGTGAGATAGGCTTAGAGGTAGACCCTGAAACAAAAGCAGCCCAAAAGGCCGCTGATGTTGAAGAGAAGAACCGACGAACTAATCGCCGGCTCCGATCTATTTCGTATGGACCTTATTTAAGTCCATCGATCTCAGGGCAGGGCATATATCGCGATTGCTTGCGTTATATGCAGCGGTGGATACGTCACGTAATTAGTGACGGTCCAGACCTCAATGAGGTTTACCGTGAGTGCTACTTTGGACCAGGCGCTAACGTCGGCGTGCACGGAAATGCTACCAGTGCGACTAAGAAGCTTTTGAGTCGCAACTGGACGTGCACACCTTCAGCCTGGAGATACGCAATACCGGCTCTTCTGAGTCGGGAACTTGTCGTTGACTCCTTTCTCCGGCATGAGCCGGCTTTTGGAACTGTTCAATACAGTCCCGATTGTACTGTCGTTTGCCACGACAGTAAGAGGGTTGGCGGCTACTTCATGTCGAAGTTGCGTATCGTGGATCACGATAACGTTACTTTCGTACCGAAGAAGGCCTCGATCCATAGGGTCGTGCGCACTCAGCCGTTATTAAACAGCTACTTGCAAAACGGTGTCGGCCAAGTTTTAATTGGCAAACTCCGTAAGCATGGTTATGACCTTTCCAACCAAGGTAGAAATTCGTACCTTGCTCGGGAAGGTTCCATAACAAACGAGCTGTGCACTCTGGATCTCTCGAGTGCAAGTGACACGCTCTGCATAGAATTATGCAGACTTGTGTTACCCCCAAGATGGTTCGGTCTCATGAACGACCTTCGCTCCCCAAAAGGAGACGACGGCGTTCGTTATGAGATGTTCGCCAGTATGGGGAACGGTTTCTGCTTTCCACTAGAGACTTTGGTCTTCGCCGCAGCGGTACGTGCCGCGATCCATTTTACCGGATCGCCCCGCACTCACGCTGTATATGGCGACGACATCATCGTCCCACCCGGTTGTTATGACCTACTTGTTAAGCTTCTTGCTTTTCTCGGGTTTAC